AAGTTTATTAAAACTAATACTGCTGATGCTTTTACACAGTTTAAATATGGCTTTGATAAAACTGGTAATCTATTAGAAAATATAAATGATGTAGCGATTGCTAAAAATCTTATCTCTGGAGATCAAGAACTTCCTGACTACGGAACATATAGATACGGCAGAACAACCTCTATTCCTGGACTATCTTTAATTAATACTGGATTCGGACGTAAAACTGAAGATGAAATCTATGGTGAAGGATTTTCTGAAGCTTCTTCTGAAGACAGAAGATTAGCAATTCTTAGAAAAAAAGAAAGAGATTTACAAGAAGAATTTGGTCCTTACTTTGAGCCACAAGATGGCATTGCACAAGGAACTGGAGCAGTAGCTAAAGTTCTTGCAGACCCCACTAATCTTTTACCTATAGGCAAGACTAGACTTGGCATGTCAGCAATAGGAGCAGGACTAGGAGTTACCTACGGGGCCGCTGAAGAGGCAATTCAAAACGGAGAAGTAGACCCTTGGAATATGGCTATGTATGCCACCGTTGGAGCAGTTATTCCTCAAGGAGTTGTGCTTGCAGGTAAAGCGACTAAATCAGGAATTAATAAAATCAAAGCGAATAACGCTGAAAAAACAGTTGATCAAGCTCAAAGAATAATAGACGCTAGAATAAAACAAGGATATAATGTTGACGATGTGGGTCAAACTTTAACTGAAGTAGGAATGAACCCTGCAAAAGTAAATAAAGCATTGGCTGACACAGCACGTACTTTGAACGTAGGAACTACAAAAGTAGAAAAAGCAGTTACAAATTCTATTGTTAACGAAAATAGTTTCTTTAGTAAGTTTAGAGGAGAAATAGATAAAGTAGGAGGAATACTATCTACTCAAATAAAAAAAATTAGTGTTCCAATATTTGGTTTAGTAAGAAGGTATGAACAACAAACTGCCATGAAAACTACCAATGCTTTAACTAAAGTAAAACCTTGGTTAGAAGAGTTTAGTGCTTTGACTCCTAAAGCTAAAAACAGAATAGGTATTCATTTAGCTAACGGTGAACTTGAGGCGGCAGAAGGATTAATGAAAGCAAACTCAGAAACTTTACATAATAATTTTGTAACTACTGTAAGGCCTGTTCTTGATGATTTAAAAGAACAATTAAAAGATTCTGGATATGTATTTTCAGAAATAGAAAATTATTTTCCTAGGTTAGTATCAGATTATGATGGACTGCTCTCCTCTTTAGGTGCTCAAAAGAAAGGAGTATTTGACATAGCGTTACAAACTTTTGCCACAAGAAAAGGTAAGCCAGTATCTAAGCTAACACCATCAGAAAAAGCTGATATTTTAAACATGGTTATATCTGGAAGAAAACAAGGTGGAACTAAAGCTAAACCTAGGTTCTTGAAATCACGAAAGTTTGACAGAATTAACGAAGATGAACTCCAAAAATTTTATGCTAGTCCTGAAGAAGCTTTAAATTCCTACATTACAACCGCTATCTCTAACATAGAAAAAAGAAAAGTATTGTTTCGTCAATATGCTAAGTTTGATGACGGACGACTAGACCTTGAAGGCTCTATCGGTGGACTAGTAAATGCTGAAGTACAAAGATTAAACTTAAATAGCAGACAACAAACTGATTTGAGCGATCTGTTAGAAACTAGATTTATTAAAGGGGAAGCTCAGTTAGGATCAATAGCTAACTTTATAAAAGATACAGGATACTTAGGAACTATTGCTAACCCATTATCTGCTCTAACTCAGCTAACTGATAACGCAGTATCGGTAGTGTTAAATGGATTTAGAAATACTTTAGGAAACATGTTTAGCGAAAAGAACATGAAGCTAATAGACATAGGTACAGAAAATGTAATAACCAAAGAGTTAGGAGGAGGAAAGGGAACAATCAATGATATTCTTTTCAAGGCTTTTAAAGCATCTGGTTTTAGTCAGATAGATAAACTAGGTAAAGAGACATTTATTAATTCAGCTTTGAAAAGAGCTAGTGCTGATCTAAATCATTCTAATCCTGCCACACGAGCAAAGAACTTACAAAAATTTAGGAAAGAACATGGAGAAATATATGGTGATGAGTTTGATGCTTTGGTTGCGGACTTACGTGCCGGAGAAATAACTGACAATACTAAGTTGTTTGCTTTTAATAAACTAGCTGACGTTCAACCTATAGCTTTAAGTGAAATGCCTCCCTATTATTTACAAGGCGGTAACTGGCGAATTCTATATATGTTAAAATCTTTTATGCTAAAACAGATTGATATTGTTAGAAATCAAGTAGTAAACAAATATGCCAATGCTACGTCAACAGCAGAAAAAATAGAAGCAATTAAAACTGGAGCATCTTTAGGTCTTGCCTTGACAATATCTAATACTGGAGTAGGTGTAGCAAAAGATATATTATTAGGAAGAGAAGTAAAACCAGAAGATTTACCTGAGACTGCTGTTTGGGGATTGCTTGGAATATACGGTCTGAATCAATATTCAGCAGAAAGATATTTAAGTCCAAAGAATTTTGATCCTGTAGGGTTTGCAACAAATCAAGTTGTTCCTCCATTTGCAATACCAAAGGCTCTTTACGATGGTGTAAAAGAGTTTGCTAAAGAAGATTTTGAAGAAAAGAAACCTTTAAAAATATTAAAGGGAGTACCACCTTATGGTAACATGATATATCAAATGTTTGGAGGGGGTGCTGAAGAATATAATGAAAGACAAAGAAAAGAAAGGGAAAGAAAAGAGTGAGTTTTTTTGAAGACTTAGAAAATAGATTTAACAATGTTGTTATGTCTATGGCTCCAAGGGAGACCGCTATAACCAAAGCTCTTGGTCAAGAACCTAAGACAGACCTAGGTTTCTTTGTGTCTACCCTTGCGGGGGAAACTGCGGGAGCAGTAGGAGATGCGTTTGGAGCGGCATTGAGTAATACTGTCGGCAGAGCAATCCCTGATTCAGTTAAAAAGTTTGCTGAGGATCAGATAACTGGTGCTGTACAAAGTGAAGTGGGACAGGAAGTTTTGCAATGGACCTCTGAAAATCCTGTTGAATGGCAGAAAATGAAAAACGTAATCAACTTGTTTTCTTTAGGGACTGGAGGTTCTTTAGTTCGACAGGGAATGTTGGAACAGAAAGGTAACTGGCAGTCTACTCCAAGTAATTACATAGATAATTTTTATGGCGATGATGCTAAAAATATTCCTCCTACTAGACTAGAAGAAATGATGGGAGAGGAAGCTTTAAAACTACTTAACAAACCTACGAATAAAACAGACGTAGCTAGAGCCGGTAAAAAAATTACAGGAATGACAAACTGGGTTATGCAAGCTCCAATGGGAGCCTTGGATGCCATGTTTAATCCATTCTCAAGAGCTTTGTATGCAGAGACAGGAATATCTAGATCGTCTCAAAGAAAAGTTAAAGAAATACTTGATAATCCTGACGCTACTAGAAGAGACTTAGATAAAGCTATGGGTCAAGCTATATTTAATAGAAATATTAATGTTCAATCAGGACGAGATGCCGGCCCTATATCTCAATCTTTGATTGACATTGAAGACTTTGCAACTGTTCAAGGATATAAACCTTTAAATGAAAAGAACTTTACATCAGGAGTGTTAAAGACAAAGACTACTCTTGACGGTAAAGCTCAATATGTTAATCCTAAAGATGCAAAAAAAGCATATCAATATATTAAAGATGCTTGGAATATAAACAGACCTACTCAAGTAATATTTAAAGAACCTATTGGTGGAACTACTGGTAATCACTTGAATGATTTAGCTCAAAAAAATCCTGCTAATACTGCAATCAGAAAGGTACTCACAGGATTTACTCAAAGACCTCCCACTACAAAACTTTACGAAAAACTTTTAGAGGAATCTAAAGCAGACGGTAAGTTTAAAGTTCTTAATAAATCTGCTCAAGACGCAAAACAAAACGGACTTTGGATACAGACTTCTTTTACAGGCTCATCAATAGTTGAAGGAGGTGTCAATGCTATTTACAAAGTATTGCCTAATGGTAGAGTTCAAGGATATGTTTCTGATGTTCACAACTTTTTAGAAAAACTACCTGTCCTTGGACCCGCAATAGAAAGATCATTACCAACAGATGTACTAGCAGTATCCGGTCCAATTCATTTAGATATTATGGGTTCTAAGTGGGCTAAAAATCAGGCAAAAAAAGAAGGAAAAGAATTTGTTTCAAGACCAAAACCCAAAGCTATTCCAAGAGAAACAGATATAAACCCTAGAGAATTACTAGCTAGGTTCGCTGAAGTCAATCCAACTAATCCTCTTAAGGGTTTGAAAACACCTGCGGGTGTGGCCCTGATTGCAACGGGTACAAATGAAGGAGAACAGGGGGTCAATTAAGACCCCTTTGTTTTATCTACTGTATCTCACATGAAGTACCAACACATGCTAATTCTTGAGAACCAGTTGTGTTGTCTTCGGATTCAAAGTTTGAAAGGTCATTCCAATTTACATCTTTTGGCATGGCACTAACCAACTCATTATATCTGTCTTCACAGATTTTTTCATAAGGAGCTTGCTGATAAACATGATCACTAAAAGGCAACAAACTAATACCAGAACAGATATCAAAGTTATTCCATATCCATTGAGCAACTTCCAAAAACTCATCATCCGTATAATATACTGTGATGCTTGGCTTATGCTCGCACCAATAGTTTTGATATGTCTCCCAAAGCTCTAGCTGTTTTAGAGCACTAAGCTTTTTGTCTTCTGAAACACTAGTCTCTGGAGACTTGACAGGGAAACTAAATACCAAGTTGGACAGGTTCATTAAGTCTTGTTCGACAGGGAATCCTGATTTTTCCATAAAGGTAGAAAGCGGGTCTTTCTGGTCTCCACGTACTCTCCTAATATAATACTTAGAAAACCTAGGGTGAATCCCACTAGCAGAGTCAACCAACTGAGAGACCGTACCACTAGGCTTAACACAAGTGATAGCGGCAGACTGATTAATACCAAGGCGTTCAGCCCATATTTTATTAGTATCGATTGCGACATTTTTCATCTCCGTTAGCCACTTCTTCAACATAATCGTGGCATCTTCAGGCATCTGTAAAAGGTCGTGGTCCATAATACCAGTCAAGCTAACACCTAACAAAGCTTCTTCTTCGGTATTCTTTTCCCATATTTTACGGAGATATCTGAAGTTAGTTAATGTAGCCTGTAGCGTACCAATGATGGTAGCAATCTCAACTTTCTTTTTCAAAGACTTGAGATCATCTTGAGGTCTTACTACTACCTCTGAAAGATTACAGAATTGATTTGATCTAAGTATAATCTCAGAACAAGGGTTAGTTCCAAAGTCTTGATCAGGGTCACGCCTTTCGTTTCGTGCCGCGATATTCTGTGCCGCAACTCTACTAAAGATTCCCCTCTCTCCGGCTTTGGATTCATACAGGTTTTGCATTTCAGCTAGGAATGATTCAAAGTCAGGCTTCTCTGTGTACGCTACACTATTGTTAGCTAACCTACGCTGTCCTTCGTTTCGCCACCAGTCACCAGACTTAGCTCTAGCCATTCTTTGATCAGATAAATTAGATAAACTAATCAACGCTGATCTTCTAACACCACCGACCACTACGATGTCCGCTATCTTACAGCAGATATCATGGCACTCAATAGAAGTTAATTTACGACCTGCCGCTTTCCTGAAAACATCTATACAAAACTTAAACAAATCAACCAAAGGTTCAGGTCCACTTGCTCGACCACCAAAGGTCTTTAGTCTTGCTCCGGCCGGTCTTACTTTGCTTACGTCATACTGTGGTATTTTACCGGCATATAACATAGCTATAAGCTCTCTAAAGGATGAAGCCCACCCTATCTTACTATCTGCTACTACGATCACGCTATCGGACTCGTGGAAGCTCTCAGCGATAACTGGCATTTTATTAATGAAGTTTCTTTCAACACTAAAGCCAACTCCAGTTCCGCACATAAGAACATACATAAGCTCATCAAAAGACCTAGGGGAATCTATGTGTAGATAACTACAATTAAATCCCGCTACGTTGTCTTTGTCTAAAGCTTCACCGGCAGTCATAAGGCATCTCATAGATGGCATGACTTCTAAGTTATAAATCGCATTGTATATTTTCTTAGCTGTCTTATCGTCTATCTGTCCACGATTAACCCAAAAGTCTACGTATCTCTGTACCGTTTCTTCCCAAGTCTCTCTTCTGTTTTCATCCGATAGCCAACGGGCGTATCGAGATTTGTGTATAAACTGTTGGTACTGGTCCATCTATTTATTCTCCTCCTCTACTATACCGATTAATTTATTTAAGTACCACTTACACTTACCTAAGTCTTGTACTTGCTTCCCTTTGTAATCATACCGCCACAAGTATTTCATACAGTTACCTTTGAGATAACCTTTAAACGCATGTGATGACATGGATTCTTCAATAGCTTCTATGCACTCTATTGTACCACAGTTATAGTGCTTAGGTCTATATATTTCTTCATCTTCTTTATTCTTCATCATCATTTTCCATCTTTGGTTTATCGTAATAGTTTTCATGCAACCAACGAATAGTTCTATCTTCAAACCTTTTTAGTAAATCCATAGGAGTTATCTCCAAGGTTTCACATATCAGTTCGACATCATGTGTCTCAGCTATTTCTTCCAACAACTCATCAAAGGTTAGCATTTTTTCTCCTTCACGTAATCTAACAAGACTTCAATGTTATCCATTGTATAAAATTTAAACTTCTCTTTTGTACACCACTTACCCATACATATCTTACTACCCTTGCGTACTTTTTTGTTTGGATTAGACAATATAAAAACTAGTTCCCAATCAGGAGCGGAGTCACGTATTGATGTGTACTTCTTTGTATCTCCTACTCTAAAGAAACCTTTAGCTTCTATCAATATCTTTTTCTTCTCATGTACAAAGTCAGGCAGATAATTCTTTTGTATTATGTAAGGTATCTTGTAAGGCTCATACTTAAACTGTTTGTTTAGTTTCAAACGAATAGCCTCTTCAAGTCCTGATCTAAATAACTTATTCATTGACTATTATTTCCTGTACTTTAGGTTCGTTAACGACCTTTGCCAGAAACCTTGGACCGTATGAATAGTTGAATATTCTTAAGTCTGGGTAACAATGTCTTTTGAATTGACAATACGAGCAACCAATAGCAAGCTTTAAGTTTCCTGATTTGCCATCTGGAATAGGCTCGTAACAAAGAGACTCCGGCTCCGGTTGCTCTACTAGCTTTTTTACATGCTTCACCCTGTCAACTATATCCTGTTCATTTAGTACAGAGTATACAGATGCCTTTTCATCATCAAGATCATACTTTAAAAAAGTTAAGTGTCCGTTTGTTTTATCCATAGCAAGCCAACCAAACACCCGCTCACCTTCTGAATGTGCGTATGCTTTGATCTGATCGATGTATCCAAAAGGATCATCAAATGCTAAGGTTCCTTCTTTAAACTTCTTAAAACCATATGGACTTGCAGATTTTACGTCTGTAACAATACCGTCTATCTTACAATCCATATGACCTATTACCCCCTCTACTTCACAAACCTTTTGTTCGTCAGTAACTTTGTGTCCAGATAATCTAGTAAGAAACAAAAGTAACTCTTCAATTAAATGTCCATACATAAACTTAATATATGTATGCGGTAATATTTTCTCAGCTTTAGTACTGTGAAATGCGTTCCATAAGTACTTATCTGTTCTACCAATACTTGATAGTCTAAGCCTTCGTTTATTGTCTTTTATTCTAGCTTCAGAAAACTCTTTTTTCATTAGAGCTTTTACTGCTTCTCCGAATCGTTCTATCTCTTCATCTACATCTACATCTTTAGGCGGTTCCCTGCTTATCATTAAGTCATAGATGTCTCTAACTAGAGTTTCAGTTGTTCTTTCCACTTTGGTTCTCCCCTTTAGTGGGTTTCGGCCCACGAGTTTCCAACCTTGTATTCGCCTTCGAGTGGACAGTTGAGATTGAAGTGCAAGCCGGCCGCTTCGATACAGCTACAGGCGAGCCTCCCAAAAACCTCAGTCTTCTCTTGCTCGACCTCTGTCTGGATTTCATCGTGAATGTTCCCCACAAAGTGATAGTTTAGTTTCCATTTGGTAGCGTACTCATCTAACAATGCTAGAGCTTTCTTCATAACAATAGCTCCGGCAGATTGTAAAAGAGTATTTAAGGCCGAGTGTTCTGATCGTACAAAGACCCTTCGCCTATCCAATCCAAGAACGTAACCTCTTCCGCTCGCCATGCTAACTCTCTCTCGTAGTCTTCTAAGAGATGGCGTATTTCTGAGGAACTTTTCCTTAAGTTCTTTACCATCTCTTGCAGTTCCCCCGATGATACTTCCGATCTTAGCATCTCCGGCTCCGTAAAGGAAAGCGTAGTAGAAAGTCTTTGCTTGATCTCTAGTTTTAACGCCCGTAGCCAACTGGTTTGCCGAATGAATGTCTCCATGCAAAATTTCATTAGTGTATTCCTTGTCGTTCATGTAGTGTGCAAGCATACGTGCTTCAAGTCCACTTGCATCTATACCTACTATTTTATAACCGTTAGGGGCTATCCATAACTGTCGGCACTCTTTCCCATACGGGGAGTAGACAGCGGGGATTTGCCCCATGTTCGGTCCTGAATGAGTCATTCTTCCAGTTACAGCACCGTTTGAATTTACGGAACCATGTACCCTACCATCGTCCCATAGTGCATCCAACCAACTCTGTATCTGTGCGACTCTCTTTTGTATCATCAAGTACTCACCAATAAGTGTAGCTTGGGGTATTCCCTCGACTCTACTCAGCACAACTTCGTCAACTACTGCATGACCGGTTTCAGTAAACTTCTCAGGCTTCCACCCGAAATATTGTAGATACTTACCGATCTGTTGACGAGACCCTAGATTGAACAATGGATAGTCGAGCCTACTAAAAGAACCACCGACTGTTTCCCATTGATCTCCCAAGAACTTTAAGCCAACGACAGAGATCGTACCATCTTTCTTAATCTTCGGTACAACTGTCTTGATATATACCGGTAACGGTTTAAATATCTTTTGAACATTTTCTTCAAGTTCATTCTTTCTCTCCTTAAGTTTGGCTAGTAATTCTAAAGCTTTCCCCTGATCAAGTAGCCATCCTCGATCAATTTGCTTTGTAATAATGCTTTGTACCTGATGCTCAAGATCAACGCTTTCAGAGCTAAAACCTCTAAGTTTGTGTAGTAACACCTTGTACACTTGTACATTAAGTTTAGTATCACGTATGCAATACGATAGCATATCATAAGAAAAAACTGTCCAATCATTATGTTCTCCCTTTGGATAGTTTAATATTACACCCCAATTATCTAATGAATGTCCACCTTCTCTTGAGGGTGATTCAAGTCTGGACATTACTAGGGTGTCCGTTATTTTACAGTCAGAGAAATCAACCTTTAATAGCTTCTCTAAAACTGGTATGTCATACCCTATAATATTGTGACCGATAAATTCGATGGGCTTATTATCTTTAACCCACTTTGGAAAATCATTGAGTGCTGTATCTACCCAAGATGTTCCTTCATCTGTCTCCAAATCATGGATACAAATACACCATACAGTATCAGGTCTGAGGCCGTTTGCCTCTATGTCGATAACGTACTTCTTCATTAGAAGTTCTCGTCTTCAACTGGGCAACTCGTTTCGTGCATACGTCCGGTGTCCTTATCATAATATAAGTAACAAGCCGGTCCCGTAAGGCCAACAAAACGATTCTTCAATACCCTCACCGTAGTCGTGTTTCTTATCTTGGGATCATTGTGTTGTTGATCACGCTCCAAACCAATCACGATATCTGACAACTGAGCGATAGCCGCTGAACCTCTGAGTTCACCTAAGCTTATCTTGCCGCCATCCTCGTGAGCCTTTGAACCATTTGGTCTCTTCAAGTGAGAAACTAAAAACAAACCAACACCAGTTTCCTGAACAAGCTTTCTCAAGTTAGTCATAATACTATCGATAGCTTTTCGTTCATCACCAGTATCTTGATCGCTCACAACAATACTCAGGTGGTCAAGGATAATCCACTTACAGTCCAGACCTTTTGCCATGTATCTTATTCTACCTAAGAGGTTATCCTCGTTCGTGGAGCCCCAATGATCAAACAGATACACCCTGTTCTT